TCGCTTGCCTCACCAATTCTTTTATTTCCGCCCAATTTCCAATTCATTTCCTATCACCAAGGATGCATAGGTCTGGAGGTTTATATACTTTTCGGTGGGTGCAATTATAATTTAGTGAATTCCTAGAGAGGTATGAATTAAGAACATTCAAAATTTGAATTGCGTCCCAGAAGCCCAGAAATCGCCGTAGAGACGAGTTTGCAATTACGAATATTATAAGTCTCGAATTGAAAAAAATTCGCCCAGAATCCATTTCTGTGCCTCTGGGACGTATTTTTTGACATAGTTTGAACTCAATTTCTCAATTGGTCATTCCAATTACGAAATTTCAATCGCCGTTTAATAGAATGAGAATTCAGAATTAAGAATTCAATTCCAAATACGAAATTTGAGGTCGCCTTTTTACGTAATTATAATTAAGGAATTCAGAATTAACTTAATTCTGCACCAGATAATTTTGGGAATTATCTGAAAAGGGTTACCCTCGGTTAACCGAAAGTTACCCAATAAGGAAAATTGAAAAAAATTCAGTTAACCGAAATAGGTTAAAAATTGAAAAAAGAAATTAGAAAAGGGTATCCCCTATATCCTCGCCCTCTAATATCTTATATGCATGATTAAGATAATTCCTTAATTCAATAAGGGTATCCTTTAAAATCCTCTTTTCTGGAAAATCTGGAATTTTGTTAATTATTCTGATAGCCCGATTAACATTCCCAATAGAGTTACTTATCCAATAAGTTAAATCCATTCCCTCACCTCCATTAAAAAATTAAGAAGGGAGGTTAATTATTCTTCTCCTCCCGTCAATTTACTAATTTGTTTCTGTAATTGTTCAATTTGTTTCTGTAACTCCTTGATTTTTGAATTCTGGTTTTTCTTTGCCCTCTTTGAATTACTGATAATTTCTGTGTCCCCTACCCACTTTTTGATAATTTCCAAATTTTCTGGTAACACTTTGCCCTTTTCCTTGATTATCGATTTATACAATTTCATTAATTCCTTTGCCCTTTCTTTGGTATCTGGTATTATGATAACCTTTGAGGGTGGGATACGTAAAATCCACCCACCTTCCTTGGGGAAAAATTTGAGGTATCCCCTGAATTTTTCAATTTGCCCGATATTCCCTGTAATTCTGAATTCACCCAAGATTATTCCCTGTTGTTTTCTGCCCTCGGTTGCCTCCATATCTTTTCTCATATTTCCTTTTCCCTTTCCCATATTTTTCACCTCATAATTGATATATTCACGGTTATATATAAACCCTTCTAAAGCCTCTGGCTTAACTCTGTAAATTCCTGGAGTTAACGTATGTACAGGTTCGGGCTTAACGAGTTGAAAAGTTAAGGGAGAAGATTGAAAAATTAACTCGGAAAAATCGGGAATTTGTAAAACTTATGCCTTAACTCTTTCAGGTGTATGTTTGAATAGTTAAGGCATGAGATTTATATAATATTCCCGATATAAAAATCGGTCAATAAAAATTTGAATTCTTAATTATATGGAGTTACCTTTGGTTAACCGAAAGTTACCCAATTCCATATAATTAACATTAATTGAGATTAATTCAATTCATGCAATTTTGGTGCTTAGTCCTTCCCCAGCGCGTTAACGGAATTCAATACCAACCACTATTCCTCTCTGTATCGGTCCTTTCCGTTACAATTTCAATACCACAAAGTATTTAAATAGGCACTTAAAACTTCTATATAAAGGTTTCTCTGCTTATAAGGAGAAAATCGCTGTTACTTAAGTGTTACGAAACGTATATAATATTAATGAGAGAAGGTGTTGAGTGGAGTGCCGTCGATGTGTGGCGGCGGGAAGATGGTGGGATAATAGGTGATGGCATATGGCAAACGTAAATAAGATAGTTAAATACGGATTAGAAGACGAAGTGCTCTCTCTCAGAAATAGAAATCCTCCGCTGTCCTATCGCGAAATCGTTGAGTACATTAAGGCAATGCATCCTGATATTCCGGAGCTGCAGAATCTCTCCGTAATGTCCATCAAACGCTTCTTAGAAGCAAAGGAGCGCGAGAAGGTTGCGGAAGCGATTGATAGAGGAGAAGATGTTACTTCAAAGCTCTATAAGGAGTTCAGAGAGAAAATGCAGGATTTGGTTCTGCAGATTGAAGAGCTTCAGAAAATTACTGAGCCTCTCATTGAGGATGCTCTTAAGAAGAAAGATATCAAGACTCTTTTACGTCTCCTCAAAGAACAGCGTGAAAATATCGAACAAATTCGGAAGAATATGGTTTCTATTATGAACTATCAGGAGAAGAAGTTCAGGCCGATTATGCAAGTTCAGGAAATGAGAGTCGTTAATATTAGAAACATCCTTCTAGATTTTTCGAAACATTTATGTCCGCATTGTAGAAAGGCTGTCCTCAAGTTGATAGAGGAGGAGGCTGAATAATGGCGAAGAAGACCATACAAGCACCGGTGCCGGCATATAAACTTTCGAAATCTGTAGAGAAATGGCTCTGGGGCTTTCTAACTACGATAGTTGTCGCTGGTCTTTCATATTTCGTCGCCAACCACGAAGTGCTTAGTCAGGAATATCCAGAATATGCGCTCTTAATTGGATGCGCTGTCGGTATTGCTAGATTTATAATCAACTATCTCAAACACAAGGACGACGTGGAGTTTATTGAGATAGATGGCGAGTGACCTCATTAATTGGTATGTACGATGTCTCAAAGAAAGAAATGAGGTGAGGTGACATATGGCAAAAGAGGGAGCTTGGTTTAAGAACATAATAACACCAATACTCGGTGCATTGGCCGGCGGTTTCATCGGAACGATAATCGGAGACCTGAGCTTTGTACCATTGACGTCTGCAGAATGGGGTCCAATCTGCTTCTTGATTGGATTGCTTGCCCCATTCGTAGCAAAGAAAGAATAATCCTAAACTAGACTCCTAGGGCGCACCTTTTTTCTTAATGTCTTTCTTTATGTTTATTTCTTCCATTCTCGAGGGATGGTTCAAATGGACAGTTATTTCAAGGAAGTTCTGAAATATGCAAATGACCCAGTAGCGTTCGCTAGAGATATAATTGGCATAACCGTTAAACGCTTCCATGCTGAGTGGCTTAGAGCGTTCGAGAAACATAAATATTTAATTCTTCTTGCACCAAGAGACCATGGAAAGACAGTGATAGTTGGAACATATATCATCTGGAGAATTGTAAGAGACCCCGACATCAGGATTCTAATCTGTACAGTTAATCAGGCGAAGGCTACTGACATGATGTATTTCATACAATACCACTTAGAACACAATGAGAAACTCATACAGTATTTCGGCGAGCAGAAGGGTGATGGCGAATGGTCAAGGTCCGAGTTGAGAGTCAAACGGAGAGGCAAAACAGGTTTAGCATTTCAAACTCCAACTCTTCAAGTCCTTGGCGTTGGTTCTTCTATGATATCTGCTCACTATGATTTAATTGTTCTCGATGACGTAGTTGATGAAAATAACTCAAAGACGCGTTATCGAAGAGAGTCTCTTGAATCATGGTATAATTCAACTCTCATGGAGATGCTAGTTCCAACAGGACAAATCATTGTTATCGGAACTCGCTGGCATGAGGACGACTTATATAATTATCTTGCAAAGAAACCTGGCTACGTTGTGAAAGTTTATAAAGCTATTATCAAAGAACGCACAGAAAATGAAGAACCAGTAGTTCTTTGGCCAGAACGATATCCATATGATGAGGAGCACGCAAGGAAACTCGGTTTGCCAGAGGGAGTTAAAACACTTAAATTCATAAGAGAGCATATAGGTGAGACAAAATTTGCAATGCAATATCAGAATGAAATTCGGAAATTCGAAGGCGCGAAGATTAAACCGGAATGGATTGATGCTGCCATCGAACGATGGAGGAGACTCGAAATCGTTCCTGGGAACCTCAAGAGATATATTGGAGTTGATTTCGCTTCACCTGGCAAAGATACCGACTATTTCGTTATATGTGTCATTGGAATAGATGATTGCGGTGACATCTACGTTCTTGATTGTCTTCGAACAAAGGCTTCACTCTTCAGACAGTTTCAACTGATAAAGGAGATGGATGCTCGGTGGAATCCAGTGAAGATAGGTCTTGAGTCGACAGCTCAGCAGAAAATTATTACGGACCAGCTCAAAGAAATCACAACATTGCCAATAGTTCCAATTAAGAGCTCACATGTTAATGATAGAGACACTCGTGTCGACCGCCTTTCAATCCTCTTTGAAACGAACCGAGTTTATTTGAATCCTGATTTAGGTCATCTCATTGATGAGCTTTATTCTTATCCAAAATCTGCACATGATGATTGTATTGATGCATTAACCTTTGCTATCCAAGCTAGCATGAGTGGCAGACCCGTAGATTGGGGCTGGGTTGTGAATACAACCAAGACATCCAAAGCTATGGGCATAACTCTCATGTAGCTTCCAATGTTTGATGTGGAGAGAAAGTCTCGAAGAGGTGATTCTTCGATATGGACGAGGTGTTTATCGGCAGTAAAAGCCTCGCCAGCTATGTTACAGCGGGTTTGATTTCCCTCTCGAAAAATAGAGCCGTTAAGATAGTTGGAAGAGGTAGACACGTCAAGGCTGCTATCGATGTTGCCGAAATTCTTAAGAGACATATGAAAAACCCTGAAGTGAAGGTGGAGATTGGGTCAGAGAAATACAATGATAGATATGTCTCCACAGTCGAGATAGAGTTAGTTGAGAAGGATTAATTAAATGGCATTCTTTAAGAATCCTTTCGCTGGGAAGAGGGTATCAGTCTTCGAAAAGGATGATGGTAGGCCGAAGACGTTAGTTTACACCAGCGGAAGGCGTTTCTCTCCTTTTTCTCAACGTGGACGTAATGTCTCCTTACTCAATAAGTTCTGGCAATTCTATGAAGGCGAGAGCACAGTATTTGCTGCGGTAAATACTATCGCTTGGAATACCATAATGGTTGGTTACACCATTCACTCATCAAATGATGAAGCTGCCAATCTCATACGCAATTATGCTAAGAAGCTTCGATTGCAGGCTCATCTCTTAGATGCAATGATTTATGCTTTGATATTCGGTGATGCATTCATTGAGAAAATTTACAATAGAAAAGGTGAAATTTCTAGGCTGAAGAATGTTGACCCAAGAACAATGGTTATTAATTTCAATGAATACGGTGATATAGAAAGCTATCAGCAAGTGATAGGAAATAAGAAGGGGCCTCTCATAAAACCTGATAAAATTATCCATCTTCGTCTCTTCCCTCGTCCATCTTCTCCATATGGAATATCTCTCATTGCAGCATCTGTTGATACAATAGAGCGAAAAGTGAGAACCGATGAAGCCTTGAGTCTCGCAATGGTAAGACATGGTACTCCGAAATACGATATTACAGTGAAAGCACCAGAAGGAGGTCAGGTTCCACCTGAAAGTGTTCTTGAGCAGATAGCAGAGAAATTATCCAATCTTCATGAAGAGAATGAAGTTGTGCATCCAGACCTTATTGAGATTAAGACTATAGATGAACGCGGTATTCCCGGTGTTGAAGAATATTACAATTATTTCCAGACTCAATTAGTTATCGGTCTTCTCTGCCCAGAAGAAGCTTTAGGTTTAGGCAGAGGCTCTACCGAAGCAACGGCTCGTCAAAAAGCAATAATGTTCGAACGTATGATAAAATCCTTCCAGATGCGAATTGCTGAGATGGTTGAGCAGGAGCTTTTCAATGAGATTCTTGAGCATCATGGTTTTGAACCGAATATCGTGACTATGAGGTTTAAGAGTGTAACAGAAGAAGATGAGGCAAATAAGGCCAAATGGCTAGGTAATCTCTTACGCGGCTACTCTCGTAGAGAATATATGCCATTCACCATTAATGAAGTTAGAGCCATGTTTGGCTTTCCTCCACTTGAGGAAGGCGATGTAATTGAGAATCCTCCAATAGCAAAGTCATATGAAGACGAAGAAGAATCTTCATCTTCCTCTGATTAAATTCGAACACGGCATTAAACTTATTGCTAAGGCTGCAGATTGGAGAATCTATCATGATGCCATAATCTTAGCTCCAGGAGTTTGGCAAGATGCTGCTTCAAACCTCAAAACTTACTTTCCTCCTCACGAATTGAGAAAGGCTGCAAATCGCTGGAAAGCAAATTATTTGAATGTAAACCATGACTTCAAAAACCCTTTGGCCAGAATCGGATATGTGAAGAACACATATTGGGATGGCGAAAAGATTCGCGGTGACCTTTATATCCTACCAACAACCAGTGCTGGTCGCGATATCATCTCTCTCATTGATGCAAATATGGTTAATTGGTTATCACCCGAGCTTCTATCACACGATAAATGGGATGCGAAGCGAGGAGTTCATATGGCAACTGATATCGAGTTCATAGGTTGTGCAGTTGTACTTCATCCAGCTTGTCCGAAAGCTAAGATTAGAGAAGAGTTTGCAGATTATGTCGAATATCTCGATTGATTCACTAATACGAGTAAAGGGCTGTCCTTACTGCGAGCTTCTTGAGAGGAAGGAAAATATTGTTTATCAACCAAGAAAGAATCTCGAGGACTGCTCCTTTGTCATAGTAATATGCCCGAAAGAGAAACGCGAGGTGGTAATTGCTACTGAACATCTCCCATCTCTCGCAAGAGGCTTAGATAAACTAGCTTTGTTTCATGCGAGAAAATATAAACAATCAAACGTCGCTCTTAGGGTTGATAGACGCTATGTAAGCGACCATTGGCATGCATATATTGAGTTGATATAATGCCACTCGAAATTAAGGTTCTTGGTGGTTGGGCTTCATATGCACTCCCAAAGAAATATGGAAAACATTTCTCACTACTCTTAGATACTGGAAGGCATAAAATCTGGATAGACCCAGCAGTTCCGCTAGATGAAGACGTTGACGCAATAATCATCACACAGTCAGATGCAGACCACTATATTAAACTTGACTCTTATCTTAAGAAACACAAAGATGTGCCAGTTTATTCAACACGAGCAGTTCTGGACCAAATAGTTACGAAATTCCCAAAGAATCTGAAGTCTGTGCGAAAGCCATTAAAATTTGATGGTCTTCAAATCATATTTATGTCAGTACCGCATAAGGTTGGAGTTCCAGCGGTTGCATTGAAAGTCAAATATCGCAAACACACCATCGGCATTGTGCCCGAATTCAACTTCCTTGGAGAGCAGGAGATAGAATATCTTAAGAATTCCGTACTGATTGCCGGTGTTGGAGAATATGATAAACGTAAGAAAGATGACACTAAAGCAACATTCACTGAATTAATTGAGTATGCTAAGGGAGAGCTTTCACCTAAACGACTCTATTTAACAAATCTCAGAAAGAACACATATGATAAACACAAATCGGAAATTCTCAAGGCTCTGAAGGAATTCAATGGTGGAATCCTATTAGACGGAGCTTCATTAACTTTCAAT